CGTGGTACGCATCCCGTTGGCGTACCCTGCCTCAAACTTCAATTGGTTGGTGTCACGTTGTGATACTACAGCCGCGTTTTGTCGCAACACCATGTTCAATAAAATCCTCCTGAACTTCCGTCCGGACCTGGACACAAGAAACTGCCGGAGCGTGGCAACATCTTCAGCCTCCCACTCCACTTCATCTATCCAAGGCATATGGCCCGACAGCTTCCAAGCAACCCGAATAAATCTAATGAACCTGTCCATTACCTCACCTCGTTCTAATCATCTTTTTCCTTGTAGGTTGCTGCGGCCCACCTTTTAACGGCAACCTCCAAAGTAGGCGTTCTGCGTTCTCTTTGGTCTGGTCAAAGTCAGAGTGTTCGTCTTGCAGCAATGCCATGTAATACATCACATCCTCATCGTAAGCATCCCTCATGGTTCGCCCCGATTTGGTTGGCAGTTGCAATACCATATTGGCAAAATGCTTTGCCGCCTTCGCGGGTAATTCAGCATCCTTAATGTCTGTGACTGATGGATATGCGCTAGAGTTAACTGGAATCTTCGTAGCCTCTCTTAAATCTGGAGCCTCCTCCCTTGGTAGTCCGTATATTCCTCCAGTATAAACTTTTGGCCCCTCAATAACGTGGTAGCCGCTGTCGTGCTTGCCGAGCGGAAACTCTCTGTTTTCTTCAGCTTTTACCTGATCTTGCCGGTTTTTTTCTGTGCCGGACGGGTCAAAAAATTCCTTAACGTATTCCGGAGTCCTCTGAACCGCTGACTTCTTCGGTGGGGCCACAAAGCCTTTAGTCGGGTCTGTGTTGGGGGGTTCCTCTTTTGGAGCCAACCCAGGAACGTGAAATTCTATCACTCTTCGTTTCTTATCAGCCATAATTAATAATCTCCCTGCTGCACCACTGCTTCAGTCTCCTCCACCATCTGCGCTTCTTGCGCTGGCATTTGGCCTGTCATCGCTGCGACTTGCATCTGTTCCTGTTCCTCCTTGGAAGGCATGAAGCCCAGTTGCACCAGAAATCCTTCAACATCTTTCCTTAACGCCCGTGCGTTATTCGTGTCCACCTGTTCGTAGGCATTGAGAAGTTCACCGAGTCGCGAGCTAATAGCCTGTTGCCCCTGTGGGCTGACCATCACGCCGGTCTGCGCTGACCTTTCAAGGAATTGCATCAACACCCCGATGCGTACCCGCGCATCAATGCCTTGCTGCACTGGAATCTGTTCACCCACCAGCAATGCCGGAATCACCTTCTTCTCGGCAATTACCTCATCACCCTCCTTCTGGTTCGGGTCTTGAACCAAGCGGGGAACAAGGGAGGGGTCTTCCAGTTCCAGAATGCTTTTATCCAGTTCAACTTGGTTGATCCAAGGACTGTTCATAAACAACTGCTTACGCTGGATTGCCTTGTTAAGAAGCATGGCTTTACTTACCATGTCCATGCCTCCCCGTGGTTCCAGTTGGTAATCCTCATGGAGTGCCACCGGATCAAGCTGCAATGAATCCTCCAAATAACGGTACTGTAAATCCTTCTTATCAAACTGTAACAACAACCCCCATGCCTGACGGAAACAATCACCTAAAGCCTGACGGAAGAGACGCAAACGCAAGTCCATGTTTTGTTGGGATTGAGCGTTGATAGACTCAATCTCCGTGGCCGTGCGGCGATCCCTGTCGGCCATGATTCCATAGTCCGGAACGGTAACTCGCTGCTCGGCAATCGACTGCGTTTGCATCATATCCTTGTCAAAGTCCATTGGGGTGTTGGGCATTTGAACAGGGGCAATACCGAAGGGAAGTATTTGCCCAGGATTAAGGCGCAGGTTAACTGAATTGGGCAGGTCACGTTCTGCCTTAAAGAGGGGTTTGTTGAACAAGGTGGACGCATCCATCTTTTCGTTCCATGTCTTGTTGAGGGACGCTTCAAAGTTTGAAAGCATCTCACACACGCCACGCGGGGAGAACCAACCTCCATCGGTGATCTCGTACTTGGCAGAAGCGAACGGAGGTTGCCCGTGGTCATAGGGAACCTTCATGGAATCCCTTAACTTCACCTCTGGGGCTTGGGGAGAAAAGGTTTCCATCTCCCACTCACCGTCCTTGTTGTGCTGGTACACTTCCCACACCACCACTTGATCTTTCTCCGGCGAAAAGGTTAACCCTTCACGGTTGAGCTTGTTATCCTTTAGCTCGTTACTGATACCGGCATCCTCCTCTTGGTTGCCGACAATCTGTTTTATTACCTTGTCGCTGGTGTCGTAAATTCCTGCTCGCTTGTAGCTTTCCAAGCTCATGGGGATCACCTGCGTAATGCGGTCTGCCCCCGAAATTTCCTTTGTCCATGGCGGCACAATTATGTGCATGGGATCAATGGCCTGAAACTCCACCCGTTTCTTGTCCGGATTCCATATCGTCTTGATGATCCCGTGACCACTGACCAGCATGTGGTCTATCCAACTCATTACCTCCGTGGAGTAGTTGCTTTTCTCATGGAGCTTATAGGAAAACCAATGTTCTGCTGCGGAAGTGAATCCTGCCAATTGGCTTCGCATAGGAACAAAGGTGGCAAGTACATCCAACCCCATGGCTTGCTGAAAGAAGGCTGGCTTGAGCTTGTTAATGGTGGTGTCAATCAGCGGGAAGTGCATATCAGCCGCGTTAGGCCAAGGCTTCACTTTCCGGCGCAACCCGTCATTTCGCATCCGATACCAGATACTCTGCCTTTGCTCCCAGCGGGAGCGGCTTTTGATGTCATCAACAATCAGGCTGTAAAGTTTCTGACTCATTTCTTTTTTTCATCCAACCTCTTAAACATCTCCTCGCTGGTAATCTTGCCGTCCTCCCAAAGTTGCTTTATCGCATCCCTCTTCGCTTCCTGTGCCTCAAAGTTATGAATCCCCTTCTTGAGATTTTCCTCGATAGATGCCGCCTTTCTGATTTGAGTAACAGCAGCAGGGGTTTTCCCTTTGAGTTTCCATCGGCGCACTGCTTCATGCTTCTTCGTTTCAGCGTAAGTAGGGGGTAGCCCCAATTTTTTATTCTTCATATTTCCTTTCAACTCTTCATTAAAGTTTTTGGCTCATTTACGCTTTTTACGTTTAGGCAGCTTCTTGCTCTTGGGGGTTTCCTTCTCCCATTGCTTCGCCATTTCTGGGTCATTAGCGTACATCCACTTCCTCTGGGCTTTGCTCTTGAAAGGCATTACCGTCCTCTCCCCCTGTTACGGTTACGGTTGCCCTTGGGTGGCTTATTAGCTTTCACCTGCTTTTTCGTGGGCTTTTCCGCTCCGTACTTGTTGGGTTGCTTCATAAATTCAAATAAGTGCGTGACTCTGATTCATGCGGCGAATTGAAGATTGTATCTCACCAAGACTGCCGTTGACGCGATCTCCACGCCCAACACATCGTCACACACTAAAAGCCCTTTAACACAACGTGTCACATTAATGCAATAGTTGGATAGACGATTTTTATTCAAAAAAGATTCAAGTATTCCGAAATTCCTCCACTTCTTTACTTCGGAAACTGTCAAGGAGGATAATGGGCCAAAAACAGGGATCTGGTTTTCTCCCATTTGTCTACGGGTTTAATTGGGGGGATTAACTCCGCATTATCTACGGGGTTAATTGGGGGAAAATGGAAGGGGTCTTTTTCCCCCAAACCTGTCAAGGAGCGTATTACAGCTAATTGCGCTCCTATGATCGACAAAGCCTGTTGCCAATCAAAAAGCAGGGAAAATGATTGTCTAATGCCCTGTGAACATCCCGTCTGGGACTGCATCGTACTCTGCCATGGCTCCGGCTTCCTCGTACAATTGTTCAAGGGTGGGGCGGCTTAATGACTCGTATTTCTCCCAGCTTCCACCCACACCACCCCCACAACTAATGGCTCCCAACACCGCGTCAGCCCTGTCCGGACTAGCCATCCCCCTTAACTTCATCTTGTCTTTCGGCTCAAGCCCCAGTTTGCCTTGCCGACTCACTTCCACCCGCCTAGTCACAAGCTGTTGATGGAGCTTCTTGTCATCGGGCAATATCACTTCCTTATTGGCTATCGCCCTCGCTCCAGTGTGCCACATCTCCGCGCCCCGATTCTGATACCTCGCATCAAACGGTTTGCCCCCAAAGTTTACCCTGTGAATATCATAACCCGCATCCATCAACGCATCACACAAAGGCAACCCCATCCCACCTTCATCCCCATATATCTCATCTGGGACAAGCCCATGTTTATCAAATAAATTAATCAGTTTGCCTATCGTCTTGTTCGTGTCTCTTTCCTTCCAAGTCTCCATCTCCGTGATCTCATTGCCTTTGCGCAAACAAAACACCGTTTCATCTCCCCCAGCCGCAAAGTCCACAAAAGCCACATTCAACCCCTCCCCCCTTTTAGGAGGGGCTTGGAGTGATTCTTCAAGTTCTCTCAAGCTCAAAACCACACCCTCATCACTGTCATCAACAAATTCCCCATAGATCATCGACCGGATCAACGGACTCTTCTCCCCATAAGTCGCTATCTGTTCCTCAATCCATCCCTTCGTCAAATGCGGACAATCAAACGCCGTAACAGTAAACGTGTCCCACCGCTCCCGCTGCTTCGTAAAGGCTTCATAAAAGAATCCACTAGCAGACCCAGGACTGCTCATCATCAA